ATCTATGCCAAGCATTATTGGAGATTTGATTTTCCCTTTGTGCGGACAACCATCACATCCACCAACATTACGTGTTTCAAATGTTGTGCAGTGATGTGGACCACCATTTTTTCTTATGTTTCTTAACTTGTTATCAACTTCTGATGCGTCATACCCTTCGTGCTTCTCTGACATCTTGTGGGCAGATACATCTCCATCTACGCAAAAAGCTGCAATCGACAACGCTGACATCCACAACGGTTCGTCGATTGAGTTTTGGTTTTGGAAGCAGTGGTTAAGTTGAGCGCATCCGTTCTCCCCCTTCATCATTATTGTTTTAAATCGCTTAACCTTGTTACCCATTAGTGCTTCCATCATTGGGCTCATTGCACGAGGTACGAAGTCAGGCTTATCTTCTTTTGGCTCCGCCGCACCAAGCAACTCTTTGAATTGAGCGTAGGTTAAACGTGGAGTTTGTTCATTCAGAACCGTTACTTCTTTTGGTTCTTGTTGTTTAAAGTTGTACGTTCCGGGGATACGTAACACACGCGATGCTTCAAACACTGCGGAGTCAACAATAAAACCCTGTTCTTTACACAACTCTTCAAGCCGCTCGGATAAAGGTTCCCACTCTTTTCGGGACACTACCTCATCAAGCAACCAGTACGCATGAATCCCGTAACCGGAACTCACTAGGATGGGCTTTGGTAAACCTGCCGCTCCGCAAAACTTCTTGAACTCATTGAGTCCTGTCTGTTGGTCTATATAGCCTTTGACTACACCGTTCTCATCAGGTGTGGCTTTTGTGGGGCCGCAATCGACGTCTATCCACAATGCCTTAAAGAACTGCGCATTCTCATGTTTGCGGTTGTTAAGAGGGCCGTACTTAGCGCATCCAAAATACGCATCGAACCCACTATCCACAAACTCTTTGGCTATTAAATCAACTTCCTCTTTAGTCTCTGCAAATCGTTGGTCTACGTACTTACCTATCCCTAACACACAGTACCGCCCCTCTGCGGGAAGCACAGCATCCAGTAGGTCAAAGGAAGACATGTTTATTTACTTTTTTTGTGGCGAGCCATGTAGCGTTCGATTAGTACGACATGCGCAGAGGAGGGGGAGGTCTCCCCCCAAAACCAGTTGTAAATTGTCATCCGACTTACACCTAGCGCCTCTGCTACCTGTGTTGCAGGTATTTCGTTGTCAATACAAAATCGTCCAAAGGCTACGCCCAAAGACTTGGCATCTGCTTCTTTATTTGCATTAACCAAACTTTGACTATAACCATAGGTCATCTTTACTCCTCGTCAGCCCAAGCCGCAATTACAGAGTCTAAGTTTTTCTTAGGTGTAGGTGCGGGGTCGGCTTTCTTGGATTCGCGTTTCTTTGGCTCTTCCACGATGTCGTCTTCTTTAGCGGCAACAGGTTTTGCAAAAGACTTAGGAACCTCCAAACTTGGTGTACGTCCTGACATATCCGCTTGATATGGAGTCATAGTAACCATCTTAACTACTGCAGGAGTAGTAGCAATTTTACTGATAACGTCATACTGATGACGCTTAATATGTTCAACAGGTGTAAACAACTGTGATGCGTTGTTGTTCTCTTCGTTGAAACTAATTTTAGTAATGTACCAATCAAGGCTCTTACCATTGTTACCAAGGTACTTCACGTAGTTCTCAAACATGTGCGTATTCTCGGCGGGGCTTTGACCAAACAAAGTTTTGGAAGCCAAATTCATTTGGTATACATCGCCCTCAAGTGGTGTACCAAAATCATCTTCAAGCATAACTGCAATGCGACGTGAGTAACGGCAGGCTTTTGAATTGCCTTGACCTGAGCCCTTAATGTTTCTTTCGCAATCGTCGCAACGCTCGGCTTGCTTGTTTGTTGAACCTGCATCAGGGCTATTGCCGTCGTTGGAAAAACAATCAGGTGCGGTAGGCTCGGCATCAGGTGTCCATGCGTTTGCATAGAAGATGCGACCTACTTTGGGTGATGAATTAATAATGACGACGTTAACATCGCCTTTAATCTTGCCCATCGGTTTGCCACCAATTTCTTTGGTAAAGATACCATTCTTTGGCACAATGCGTTTGACGCCTGTGCTTGTTTTACCCATGAGGGATTTTGTTAACTCACTAACACCTGCATTTTGCAGAAAGTCGGGGAGGTCGTCATTTACTATTGTGAGGTTACTCATTTCAATTTTCCTTAGAACGTCTAACAACCACGGTGTATTCACTCTCTACATTCAAGCCCATAGGGAGAATATCGGGATTCTCGGCAAGAAACTCCTTCATGTTTGACTGATGGATACTTCTTGTCAACACGGCAAACGCATCATGTTCTTTGATAACTTGATACAGTGAATCCCAATCATTTGTCCAGTACCGTGACTTAACTGAACAGATAATCGTGCCATGTTTTGTGTTAACGCTTTTAGCGTTCATCTCTTTGCAAACGTCGAGCATCTCGGTTTCAAGAACACCCATTTGTTCTCCAAGTTCTGCGTACTTTGCTTTGTATTCTGAGGTAAGTTTTTCTTTTGCGTCTCTAATCTTTATATAGATTTTTGTAAGGCTATCTAAATTAGTAGAGGTCACTCCGTCTTGAACTTCTAAGTCCATATCTAACTCCTTTGGTTGGTTTTTTATTTAGTATATCACAACATTTGACATTGTCAAGTGCTTTCCAAAGAAATTTCTTGTCGATACAAGTCAATTATTTTGCTGTGATTAGTTATGTTGTTACGCAGAAGCGAGTACATTCTTGACTCTACTGGGCTACCAGTAATATGCACAACAGTCATTGGGTTTACCTGACCGGGCCGGTCAATACGTGCATTGGCTTGCAAATACGTTTCAACACTAGTACAGGGAGCGTACCATATGATTGTGTCGGCGGCGGTTAGGGTTAGCCCGTGGGATGCGGCTTGTGGTTGAATGATTAAAACTTTTGGTTGCTCACGTTCTTGGAACGATTTAACAATCTCTGTACGCTTGTTAACACTAACTGCTCCGTTAATTACGTCGCACATGATGTTGTTAGACATTAAATGTTTTTCCAGCAATTCAATCGTATGCGTAAACGGAACAAACACTAAAACCTTTTGACTAGACTCGTCAATAACTTCTTGAACTACGCGCATCCTGCTTGATACATCAAACTCAATAACCTCTCGGTTGTCGGTGTAAACTGCACCACCCGAAATTTGTAGCAACTTGTTAATCTGCACTGCGGCATTCACTGCGGACACTTCTTCGCCGTCGGCTTCGATTAACATTTGTTTTCTCAATACGTTGTAGTATTTGAGTTGTTGCGGCGTGAGCGGTGCATCTCTGTCTACGAACGTAACTGGAGGTAAGTCAAGACACTGGGCCTTCTCAAACCTAATTGCTGGCTGTAGGGACTTGTGAACAATGGTCTTTGCTTCAGGTCTTGGAATCCACCTGTACATGCTGACCTTAGTCATCACTTGGTCTCTGAACTGAGACAAGAATGGGGATACCCCAGTTGGGTTAACTAGCTTTGCCAATCCGTAAGCATCCACAGGAGACTGGGCGGCTGGTGTTCCAGTCAACATCCATAAACCTTTGATGGACTTCATTAACTCTCGCAAGTCTTTCCACCGAACGGTCTGCGTATTTTTGTAAGCTGATGCTTCGTCAACCACAATCAAATCAAAGCCACCCTCGGCTATTTCTTTTCTGACTATGTTTACACCATCAAAATTTATAACTACAAACTCAGAGCCAGAGTTAATAATTTCTTTGCGCTTCTTAGCAGAGCCATAAGCCACGGATACAGTGCGGTGTATAGCAAACTTAAACAAGTCGGCTTGCCACGCTGACTTCATAATTGACAATGGACAAATAACTAACACTCGTTTTATCAACCTACGTTGCATCAGGTAGTCAACCGCCCAAATAACAGATGCAGTCTTACCTGTGCCCTGCTCGTTAAAGCAAAAGGCTTTGCGGTTGGTCACTAAAAATTCTGATGTTACTTTCTGATGCTCGAAGGGGGTAAACCCATGTGGTCGAGGCCACGTATACTCTGATAGACTCATTTTTTCTTTCGTTCTTTGGCGCTCACTTCTGATACAACTTTGTGGTTTGACCCACGTTTAAATGAACGGTTTTCTGATGGGGACTGAAGTTTGACACCATTTTTATTGGAACCACCTTTAGATAAAGCCTTGATATGCGCAACATCTTTCCCTTCGCGTACATCAGCTTCTCCGTTGTTGTTTGTATCGGGATTCTTTTTATCGATGTTCTCCCTAGCACGTTGGCGCTCGAGACGGTTCTTACCCTCACCTCGGGCTAACTGTTGGTCGTATTCCTTTTTGTAAGGACGGGGTTTGTTTACGTACGGCATATTTAACTCCTGTTATATTCGCAATCTTTAACTGCACAAAACTTACACAACGGCCCACTGTTGGGGTTCCACACTCCATTTTCCAACGCCGCTTCAATTCTTGCAACATCCCTAACTGGCTTCTCTAGGTACTTTGGTAGCATCTCCCTGTGGTGCTCGGCACGAACGAACTCTTTACTAACTACGAACAGTAGTCCGGAGCGGATTCTCTTGATATACGGAAACTTGGCGAATAGTCCACAAGCTACTAGGTCCAGTTGTTTCACATCCGCATATCTCGCACTCTTGCTTGTCTTGTAATCGACCGAATACGCTGTCCCTGTAGTCCTGTTGATAATCACTAAGTCCGCCACCCCATGCCACCACACATTCGGAGCATCGAAATCGCATGACTCTAAGGTTTTCGTCAACCCAAGTTTTACTTCGCATAGCTTGTCTCCTTCTATCTTTTTTAATTCATTTAGTGTTGCTTGCATATATGCAAAATGTGGTGACAGTGGTTTGTCGTCCCGTATGTACTCTTCAGCCGCAGTATGCGCCGACTTCCCGTATAGCGTAGCCGTCGTGTCAGGCTCAACAATGTCTTTAAGTATCTTGGTGTGGTGATACTTGCGTGGACACTGTTGAAATGTTTTGAGGCTACTGAACGACCATAC